AGCAGTTGTTGTTCCTGGAGCATTAACCAAAGTCTCAAGGTTAGCACGTGCTGTATCAGCAGAAGCACCGATAAGTACGTTTCCAGCAGTTGTTCCGATTGTTGTAACAAATGTGAATAGTACATCTTCACCTGCAATTGTGTAGGTTACTGTGTCACCGTTTGTTGGCTGTGTAGCAATTGAAAGCTCAAGAGAGCTTGTGTAGTTGTTTGTCACGTAAAGGTCCATTCCGTTGTATCGAACCATGTTTCCATTGAAACCGTTTCGTGTTGCTTCATCACCAAATGATGTTTCTCGTGCTCCAACTTGTGAAGCGATAATCTGTGCTGTTGCAGGGTCGATAGCACCGTAAAGGCTGTCGAGTCCTACGTTCTGCTCAGATAGTTTCTGTTGCACTTTAGTAAGAGATTCGAACACGTTTGAACCAGTAAGTGTGATTGGAGTGTCTGAAGATCCACCAATAGTTTCATCATCAACTTCTGAAGTCGCGTTAAGCGCTTCATAAAGTACGTCAGAGTCAAGAACGTTTGAAAGATCTCGAACTGCGTTCTTCATGTAAGTCTTAGCGAGTGAAAGGTTTGATTGCACTTCATCAAGATCGTCTACTTCGAATCGGAAAGCCTTTTCTCGGTCAACGGTCAATGACTGGTTTGTACCAGAGATGTCTTGTGCATCGATGTCTGAATATCGTGAGTAGTCCTGGATTTGGGTCGTATTAGGAAGGATTCTGTGAAATACATCTCCATTCTTCATTTCAGACTCTCCACGGAAGTTAGCGATCTGTCGGTAGATTGCTTGTGGTTTGTGGAGTACCTGTGCTGTACGTGCCCAAAACTCTGGGAAATATGGACTGAGTGAGTTTGCCATAGTGTGAGTTTATGTTCACTTAATAAATGGCCTAGTCGAGTTACTACCCGTTACTACGCCGCAGCGAACTATCTCGACCTGAACTAATAACATCTAAAAATTCATCATCTGACATATCGTCAAGACTCTTATTCGGGTCGATGACGGTCTGTCCCATTTTCGATGGTCGGCTTTTTTTGACTCCAGCTTCGTCTTTAAATTGAGACGTAATGTACGAATCAACTTCTGCGAAACTTTTGTCTTTGAATCCCTCTGTCTGAGCAAGTGTTCGGATAAGATCTTCACGACTCTTTGCGTCAGGTCTCTGAGCAAAATAGGTCGTTAATTCTTTCTCTTCGTACTCTTGGGCTTGTAGCTCGCCTTTTAGGACGAAGCCACGTTTTCGTGCCCACTCATCGAGCAGGTTTTCAGCCTCCGCTAACTCACCGTCGTTCTCCGCCTTAGCAGGGCGATCGGTGTGGAATCGGCGTTCTAATCCTTTGTAGGAATTTGATAAAGCATCATCATCCTGCTTAGAAAGCTCAAGGACTTCTGTAGGACTCATGTCCCGTCCTTCAACTTGTTTAACAAGCTCGGCTGTAGATGAAATCAAGTCCTCTCTTGATTTGAACTTACCAGCGAGCAGCGTGTCCTGACCCGACTGGGTCTCTGGGGCTGCACTTTCGGCAACCGCCTCATTTTGCGCATTCTCCACGGGGGTACGCTCTTCAAGGTTATGGTCTTCCATATGGAATATCTTAGTTTGTAAAGGTCGGCGTTAATTCGCCTATCCCTGCCCCCCCAATAGAGGCAGAGTAGATGAACTAATGTTGTTCAAGCATGTTCTGCATCCAGAATAAATGCTTACGGATCACGGCTCTTTCGAGAACCGCCATCTCTAGTTCTTTCCCTTTTAAGGTGTCTATCTTGTTATCAATAATCTCATACTCAATTTCCCAATATTCGATGAGGGCCTGGAAGTTATCGTCCTGTGCCAAGGCTCTCACACTCTCCATTCGACGTTCATGGAATTTCTCCATGTCTTTTTGTTCGTTGAACTTTATCTTGGATTTGAGTTTTTTAAACATACTATGCTGTTAGCTTCCCCTGAACGACTGCTTTAGTTAACTCAGCAGGGTTGCTTAGTGTTGGCTCTGCTACTGCTATCGCCGCCGTTTCTTTGACTGTTGGCACTCCGACTTGAGGTGCTGGTGCTCTATCACCAATGAGACCCAGAATGGACGAGAAATCTTTCTTGATGAAGTCATTTGATTCCTTCCTTTCGAATGATCTAATGATTTCTTCAACGCCCTTGTTGAGATCAACATCAGCGCCCGCCGCAGCAGCTTCTTTAAGTACAGTCCAGAATGCAAGAGCGTCTTCACGCCGATTCTCAATAGTGTCAAAACTACTAGACCCAACTTCAACACGAATAGCGTAACGTAACGGTGCATCCTCAAAGATTTCTTTGTTTGCCCATTTAAACCTTCCTTCTCCCATCTTTGCGATGATGATGTCTTCCTTCGCATTCTCTGCGATGGCGTCGAGCATGTCGTAAGCGAGTCTGACGATGAATTCTTCATAGTGTTTGAGGGTATCCGAGTACATGACGTTACTCTCAAAGAACCTAGCCCTTACAGCCGTAGCAGTGTTTGTAAAGCCCTGTGTGGATGTAGGAGCTGTGGTATCGACCGTAAAGGTCAGAGACTGCATGTCTCGACGTACCTCGTTGCTATTAGCGAAATAAGACTGGTTAATGTCTCGATGTGGAATCTCTTGTACACCTGTTAATGCGTTCTCGATTCCTTTTGTTGCTGGAATGATTGATCCTGGACCAAGGTTAGATAGTGTCTTTGGATTAACACCACTATTAGGGTCCCACATATACGATCGATTCAGTGACTGGTTGATGTACTCAACAGCACTGTTCAGCTTGAAGTTGTACTCCCTCTGTAAGCCAAGGATTGGTTCGATGTATCCGATGGAGTAATGCTGCTCTACATCTTCGAAACAACCTGCACTGTGCACTGGAATACGTGGGATCTCTTTAACCTTGATGACAATAGCGTCATTCACTGTCCAGATCTCGTAGATACCTTCGTTCTCTGGGTTCTTTGTAGGATTAAAATATCCGTAGAACTTATCAATCGTGAGGTACTTAACTTTCTTTGCCTCTGTTTCACCTGTCGTTGCTGAGGTAATCATGAGCTGATAAACCTCTTGCCTCTCTGAATTGAACTCATTTGAGTTGATGAGCTTGATCTTATCAAGGTGGAATAGGTCTTCCTTCTGAGCATAGAGTTCACCGAGTCGTACCTTGTCATGTTCCCAGATAACAGATGGAGCATCAGACACCTGGATAAACCGTGGATCAAGATAAACCTCTGTCCATGACACAATCTCTAAGGCTGGGTATTCATCTGCTTTTACTTCTTCAATCTTTCCATCACGTTTCTTTCGAAACACGTCATGCTTGTAGTCTACGGTTCCATAAACATTTCCATAGCGCACAAGTGATTTAGCTCCCTGACGAATCTTAGCGTTGAAGCCATACTCATCAAAAGCAAAGTTCAGATAGTCTTGAATAGCTGTAGCCCATTCGTCTACTTCATTCTTAAACTTCTCTCGTTCTACTTTCTTTTGAGCGAACTCCGCCATCTCTTGTGGACCTGCTTCTGGTCCTGGTTCTTTGGATACTTTGAAGTAACGATCAACGATTGCATCAGTGTTCTGACGTAATGAAACAATGAACTTTGGGTTCTTTGCTGTTAAACGTGCAGTAACGAGTGATTCAATCTGGTTTGCAAAGTTGACTTTGAGTGTTGAACTCCAATCAGCTTGCTTTTCTCCAGCATAGCTCATTACCTCCTTGTAAATCTCAGCAAGTTGCTCACGACGCTTAGCGTTCATGGCCTTATAAGATGATTTTGTGGATGTAACGGCTTGGAGAGCTTTGTTAACAATTGTTTTGCCTGGTGCTCTAGCCATATTATGTAAATATTGGTCTTCCTAAATGGTCGTATTGGACCTGAAGATTAAAATCTTTGTCGTCAACACTTGGTTGAACTTTATAGAAATGAAAAAGCATCTGTACTGCATCTATTATATCATCATGACGACCTCTTGGAAACTTTTTAAGCTGTGTTTCCAGGGCTTGCATGTCCTTTTTCCAAAATACTTTCCCGTGCCGGATCGGTCCTTGCAGTCCACGGATCTTTTCTTCTTTCGATCCCTTCTGCATGATCTCGTCTACCGGTACATAGAGCTGTCTATCTTTCATCGTCTTTGTAAGCCACTGACCAAGTACTGTCTGCGCTTGAAATCCTTCAACACCAATCTTCTCTGGGTGCCATTTGAGTCCATGATAGATAACCTTGTCGATGAGTTGCGTTGCATTGTATCTCCCGTGTGTCACCTCAAGGATGTAAAGCTCATCATCTCTAAATCCTCCAGTAACAATAGCTGTTTCATCGTTGTGCTTCTGTTGTTTGAATGCTGGGTCAACAACTGTAAACGTACGTAACCCCTTTGGGATCTCTTCGTAGTAACGAAAGAACTCCTCATGAAACTCTTGTGTATCTTTGTTGACTGGTTCCTGTTGGTACTGAGTTGAAAATACAACTGGGTCATTACTTCTAATCTTCTCTAAAGCTGTGAGAGGAAACCTGTCTTCATGATAGCTCTCTCCTGCGTCTCTAAAAGCCTCTTGTATCTCAGCTATAGCTTGGACCGAGATATGATCAAAAACCTCACCTGCGCCATTCTGTGCCTTATCAAGTAGGTATCCACATAGATCATCCTCATGAGTTCTTTGCATCACAATGATAACTGCGTCTGTGTTGGGATTGAAGAGACGTGAAAGAACTGTGTTGTCATACCATCTGTTCACTGCTGTCCTCTTAACGTCACTCTCTGCATCGTCAGGCTTTATCGGATCATCGATTATGAAGCAATTTGCCCTATGTCCGGTTATGCTTCCCCCCGTCCCTGTTGCTAGATACTGACCACCTGCATTAGTTCTCCATAACCCTTTCGTGTCTTGGTCTGACCGTACTCCCGACCGGCGTGGGAATACTTTCTTAAATGTATTTGATTTGTAGTAGTCACGTGCCTCTGCACCAAAGTTCTGTGTTAGAGCTGCACTGTAACCTGTTGTAATAATTCTAATGTCAGGTCTCAGTCCCATTGCCCACACAGGGAAGCACTTAGTAATCAATTCTGTCTTACCACTACCAGGAGGGATATTAATCATCAGCCTTGTAGTAGTTCCATCAAGTACTCCCTTAAGCTTCTCTTCAATGAGTTCATGATGCCAGTTAACTTGAAACTCTTTATTAAGTTCCTCTTTAAAAAAGTACTTAATAAAACTGATCAGCGAATCTTGTTTATTCCTGTTGCGTCTCTCCTGTTCTCTTAAGGCTTTCTCTAGTAAAGCTGCTTGTAAGTCTTGGTTCATGCTTGAGTCATTTTGTTGATGATCTCATCTAACTGCTCATCGGTAAGCTCTTGCATGTTCTTAACCTCAATAGCCTCACCATCTTTACCAGTGTGTTCCTGTCTCAAACTAAAGTCTTCTTTCTCTTTTCTTTCTAACCACCATCTAGATTCATTATTATCACCCTCTTTGATCGATTCTACTACGTTTTTTCTTGCAATTGCGTTGATATTGTTACGCCATGCAGCCACTTTTTTACGAAGCACTTCATCATTCTGCATCCATGTAGCAAACGTAGATGTAGGGATTTCAGCCAAAATACAAGACTTATTCACACTGTAACCCAACTTTAAATAGGGCTTAACTATTTCGATAACTTCTTCTCTATCCCACTCTCTTCCTTGTGCCATATAAATTACTATCTTGAGATTAACTACGCTAATTGGATATTAATAAAGCATCGACCACACAGAAACATACCTACGTTTGGGTCGTAATAAATATTATCCTTATCAGTTAAATCTTTGCATCGTTCACACTCCTCCATATCTTCAAAAGTAACATGATATATAAACATCATATAATAAATGACTACCTTTGTATAGAACAAACTACTCAACTTCAGTGTAAATTTCCCTCAAAT